TTGAAGATTTTCCTTGATCCATTGAACCCAAAGAATTAGTATCCAATTCCTGCATTTTGGATACTGCGTCTTCAATCTTTCCACTCAAAGTTCCACTATAAGAAGTTTGCTCTCCAGTACTAGCATAAGGAACTTCACCTATAGGAAGGAGAGAAATTATAGATTCATCAAAATTCCAAATTAAAATAGTTTTTAAAGAAAGATCCTCATACTTTTGCAAAACTTCAACTTTTTTTGCATTTGATTTCTGTTTAGATGCCAAATTCAAAACTTCAAAAATAAATGGATTTGTAGGCAGAACTTCAATTGTATTCGTGGATTTTAGTTTTGTTGTAGTCATAATTTTTTTAATGCAAGTCAGACTTATTATATCAGAATTTTTTTATTTATCAATCTTCATCAAGATCTTCATCATAGTATTCATCTTCGAAAAATCCCTCTTCAAAACGAACAGCTAATACTTCATCGGGAATTATATTTCCGTTACTATCAAGAAATTCTGGATGAATATTTTGAATTCCATAAATTCTTTCTACTTGATATTGTTTAAATATCCACCCACCAATAAGACCAATGAAAAGGAACATTACGCAAAATAAAATTGAAAAAGTCAAAATGATTGATAGTTCCATTTTTTTCTCCAGAGAGTTTATTTTTTCCTAATATCAAAGTGAAAATCAATAAAGAAATGAAACTCTCTACGAAAAAGAGAGATCATTTTACCAAACTTCACTTGAAAAGTTTTTGGTTTTTCTGATCTTCTTCTCCTATTGCGTAATAATAGTTCAACACCCCGATTGATTTGGAGTTCATTTTTATTTAGTTTGCTTTTTTCTCCTTCCTGGCCTTTTGTCATGATTGTATCTCCAAGCATCCTCAAGAATACCATATAGGTAATTTCTTATTTTTCTCGCTTGTGGTTTTGGAATATGTCCATACCCTTCGCGAAGTTGTTTATGAATTTCATCTGATCCACCTTCAAGATAATCATCTAAATCCATTACAAGACTGTTAATTTCATTTGCAGTAGAACTTTCAATAAACTGTTCAACCTCCACTCTTTTTGTTCCACGAACTTTTAGATAATCATAAAAACTTAAAACAAATTGTCCATTGAAAGCATAATCAATTGCTTTTTCTACGTCGTTACAAACTTCGTAAAGATTATTATCCATTAAACTAATTTTTGCTCCTGTAGATATTGAACAGTATCTGAACAACCACCAATATGCTGATCGTTTACAATTACTTGAGGAAAGGTAGATCCTTCTCCAAACTCTGCATAGAATTCTTCACGAGTAAAGTCATTATTCAATTTGTAGACTACATGTTGAAGTTTTGCCAACTCTAGCACCTGTTGAACTTTTGTGCAATATGGGCAACCGTCTTTTGAATAAACTGTAAATTTCATAATTGTTATAAAACTGAAAGTTATTTAGCGTTAACTGGAATTCCCTGTCCCTCAGGCAACCATACTTGTTGTTGAAGATCCATAGGAGGAAGTTCTTCTTTTGCTGCAGGTAAACCCAATTGGCCAGGAAGTTGTTTATCTGTTGTTGATGTTACTGTAATGACCTGATCCAGAATAAACTTTTGTTTACGATAATTTCTTTTATCTTTATCAAATCCAACTAACATCAATGCATCATTCTCTTCCCCGCAATGAGCGATTACTCTACCTGTGGTTTTGTCTGTCACCACCCAATAGTCATACATTCTTTTCTTGTGCTTTTGATTGATTATAAGTCTTTATTGGCGGTCTGTAAAGTCCAGGCCAAGTATCTCTAATGATTTCTGTGAGTTTGTATGGTGTTTGAGTTGTAATCATAGTAGTGACATAAAGAACATGAAGAAACCGAATGTTATGAAGAGTGTTAGGATGAGGAGCATTTTATTGGTATAATAGTAGAAACTTATAAATATTTATAGTTAGTTTCCACTATTATGAAAAAACTTTGCAATAAATGTAGATTACAAAAACCTCTATCAGAATTTTATGAGGTAATTGATAGAAGATATGGTAAAGAAAAGAAAACGCACAGAACGGTATGTAAAGTTTGTGATAGAAAAAGAAAAAATGAATGGGATGCTAGACCAGAAAGTGTATCATTAAAAAGGGAAAAGCATCTAAAGACCAAATATGGAATATCTCTTTCAGAATACGAAAACCTATCAAAAAAACAGAACCACCAGTGTGCTATTTGCAAAACATCAACTCCTGGTGGGAGATATAATGTTTTCCAAGTAGATCATTCACACGAAGATGGTTCTGTAAGAGGTCTATTATGTTGTAGATGTAATATGGGTATTGGATACCTAAACGAAGATATCCAATACTTTACAAATGCTATCCAATACTTGGAGCAGTCAAAGCAACTTCAGTGATAGAAGCAGTAGCAAGATCCAAAGGATAGTTATGTGCATTTCTCTCGTGGACCACTTCAAACCCGAGATTGGCACGATTGAGAATATCAGCCCAGGTATTAATTGCGTGTCCTTGATGATCAAGAATACTCTGATTAAAATTCAGTCCGTTCAGATTGAATGCCATCGTAGAAACACCAAGAGCAGCGAACCAGATTCCAACTACAGGCCATGCAGCAAGGAAGAAGTGTAGACTGCGTGAGTTATTAAAGGACGCATATTGAAAAATAAGGCGACCAAAATACCCGTGAGCAGCGACTATGTTATATGTTTCTTCCTCTTGACCGAACTTGTATCCATAGTTCTGTGACTCATTCTCGGTGGTCTCACGAACCAGCGAAGAAGTAACCAGAGAACCGTGCATTGCACTGAACAGAGAACCACCAAAGACACCAGCAACTCCAAGCATATGGAAGGGGTGCATCAGAATGTTATGTTCTGCCTGGAAAACAAGCATGTAGTTAAAAGTACCAGAGATGCCAAGAGGCATTGCATCAGAGAAAGAACCTTGACCGAAGGGATAAACCAGGAACACAGCAGAGGCAGCAGCAACAGGTGCGCTGTAGGCAACCATGATCCAAGGACGCATACCTAGACGGTAAGAAAGTTCCCATTCGCGACCCATATAGCAGTAGATACCAATCAGGAAGTGGAAAACAACGAGTTGGAAAGGACCACCGTTGTAAAGCCACTCATCAAGAGAGGCAGCTTCCCAGATGGGGTAGAAGTGCAGTCCAATCGCGTTGGACGAAGGAATAACAGCACCAGAGATGATGTTGTTTCCGTACATAAGAGAACCAGCAACTGGTTCACGGATGCCATCAATGTCCACTGGGGGAGCACCGATGAATGCGATGATGAAGCAAGTAGTTGCAGCAAGTAGGCAAGGCACCATCAATACACCGAACCAACCAACATATAGTCGATTATCAGTTGATGTTACCCAGTTGCAAAACTGTTCCCAAATATTCGATTGTGATTGTTGACGTGAAATTGTAGCAGTCATTTTTTTAACAGTTAGTAAGACCATCAGGGAAATGGTGGAGTTACTATGTTCCCGCCACCCTCAGGCGGGATATGAGAGACGTAATTTATACACCCATAGGTCTCGGTTAACGGGTGTTCGACAATGTTAAGAGAACTTTGTGTTTCGTAACATTTGTTTACCTATTTATCATAGCATCGTCAGGAAATGCTGTCAATAGGTCCAATTGCTTAGGTGGCACAGTATAAATAGGAACTGTTTTTCCTAAATATCATTGTATCATATGGGGCGGTGCAGTGTCAAAGTCTGCAAACAAAGGTAAGAAGGGTTCTGCTGGTGGCAAGCAATCCAAGCAAAATCAAGGTAATGCGACTGCGAAAAAAGCAAAGAACGGTGGAAAGAAGAAGTGATATATGCCAAGAGAATGGAATACTCCAAAGCGTGAGCCTTGGAACGCTCCTATCCATAATATTTTAAAAGCAATAGACAACCACACTCAAGAGTATTTCAAGAGTGGTGATTTGTGGCATCTACAAAAAGCAGACCAACTCAGGCAATATTTGCATGAGTTAAAAACTTGGATTCATAAACAAGAAGGAAGATGAAAAACTTAAAACTAATTGATAAGTTAATCGTCGTTATTGTAGTAGGAACACTTGGATACGTTGGTGTTACTTTTGCCAACTGTAACTTTATGGTTCCAGGTTCTATGGAAAGAGCAGATGCACTAGGTGGATTAAAAAATTCCCCTCCCTTAGATTGCAAAGAATCTGAAAGAAGAGGATATGATGCTTTGTTTACTTTGTTTACGGCATTGCTTGGATTAAAAGCAAAGATGGACGATTAAGAACTCCAAAGTTTACCTTCTGCAACTCTCCTCCTCTTCAATCCTGCTTCTACACTTGTTCCTGGGTTATGATAAAGATATAAGGCATCAGGTACTTTAGTCCATTCTTTGTTTTTAAGAACTCTAGTTATCGTATTAAAATTAGAGCTTCCATAAAAATTAGCACCAAGATTATAAGCAAAGCTAAGAATTGCGCCTTGTTGATTTTCATTCATTTCATTCCAGTAAGGTATTCTTTGAAGTGCTGGTAAAAATCTATTCTTTAAATCAAACTCAAGTAGAGTGTCTGCATACTTTTGAGTAATCACTCTACCTATTTTGAATGGTGTTCCATCAAAGTCTTTAGTGCTTCCCCAACCAATTGTAATAGGTGGTCCTTTTGTTAAAGGATCTGGATAAGCATTTAGATGACATCCTTCAAACTCTTTAATTAAATTAATGCCAACCAACGGCACTTCATTGGCATTATTAATGTTAGTTGGCGTTTCTACTTTTTTGCGTCAAAAATACGACCCCAACCAGTCTTATCTTTACCTCTTTCTAACCAACGATAAGTAAGATCAGACTTCTTATAGACTGCACCCTTACCATTTGTTACAGGTCCAGTGTAACCATCATTGAGAGAACCATAGGGATCATTCACAACATAATCCTCACCTCTCTTACCAATCACTACAACCATGTGCCCACCAGTAGGATTAGATAAAGAGCCGCGGTGCAAGATACCAATAACGACAGGTCTCCCAGCAGATAACTCACGATCAAGATCAGAAAAAGATAAATTGTAACTAAAACGTGACTTAATTCCATAACCTTCCAAAACTTTTGTCTGGACGGTGTGATCAGTCGAATCACCAATTGCAAAAACTTTTCGAACATAGGCATCATCGCCCTTTGCTCCTTGAAGAGTGCCTGGTTTGAAATACTCTAAGCACATCGCACAAGCAGATGAGTTGCAAGTTCTTTGTGCATCCCTATAATTATCTGTCTGTGGATAAAAAGGAACAGGTAGAACTCCAGGAACAGTTGGTTTTGTCCTGTAAATTTTGACCCAATTAGAACTATCGTCAAGAAGTGGAGAATCCTTAAGATCTACTTCCAGTTGCTCAACTGCTGCAACGTGCTTAGGATTCTTTGGATCATAATATTGAAAAAAGTTATGAAGATCTACTCTCATCTTTCCTACTCATTCGATATTTTATTTATTAAAAAAGCGCCCTTTCGGACGCTTTGAGTATTATTAAACAGTTGCAGTTTCTCGAACTGTAGATTTCACATAATCAAAAACCACTTCTGGAGTAGTCGTCTCGTAAGGGTCGGTGTCTGCATTGTCTCGCTGACCTGCCTCAACGAATAGTTTTTCGATGACTCCGTTATCCACGACCATAGCATAACGCCAAGAGCGATCACCGAAACCAAGGTTAGACTTATTGACGAGCATACCCATAGAACGTGTAAAATATGCATTGCCGTCTGGAATGAGTTTTACATTCTTGATGTTCTGATCTTGAGCCCAGGCATTCATGACAAACCCATCATTAACAGAGATGCAGTAAATATCGTCGATGCCGAGACCCAGAAAGTCGTCATATTTCTCTTCGAATCCAGGTAACTGATAGGCACTGCAAGTAGGAGTGAAAGCACCAGGCAGACTAAAAATGACGACACGCTTCCCATCGAAAAGATCTGCAGTTGTACGAGTTACAAATTCACCAGATTCACGAAACTGAAATTGGACTTGGGGTACTTGATAACCTTCGCTACGCATAGAAACCTCCATCAGAATACACCGGGGATGATTTGACCAGTAGTGAGATAAGAACCAGCGGCGGCAACGAATCCAATCATTGCAAACCAACCGTTAATACGTTCTGCACGTTCAGTAAAAATTTTGTTCATTGTTTTTCTCCTTGATAAGAATGATGTTGTTTAAGTTCGGGATTAGGTTGAGAAGAAATCACAGGGTTTCTTGTTTTGTT